ATACGGACCGAGCTTACAGGAGATAGCGTACCGCTTGGGAGTTCACAAGACCGTAGCTAGAAGGCACGTGCTGTCACTGGAAAAAGCAAAGCTGATAACGCGAGAAGAAGGTGCTTCGCGTTCAATACGTATAGTATGAAAGCGGGGGAAACAAAAGTTTCTCTTGCAAGGAAAAGGAAATCGTAGATAATCCTGATATGGTTCTGATCGGCGAGCGTTGGCCAAGACCTCGACGTCGATCAGAGTAACAATGTGGATTCGTACGCCAAGCCGTGCGTTGAGCATTCTGGACGTTTCACAAGGTAATCACTTTGGAATGCGTCAGGACGCTCAGCGTGCGGCTTTTCTATTGCGCTCGTCCGGACGAGAATAAGGACGACGCTATGGAAACTCGTGAAGAAATGGTCGCCAAGAGGCAGGCCCAACTGGACGCGGCCAAGGCGATTTATGACCTGGCTGAGAGCGAATCTAGCGAACTGACGCCCGACCAAGAGTCAGCCGCAGTGGCTCACCTTGATAAGGCTGACACTATCCAGGCTGACATCGAAGCCCACGACACGCGTGAAGCTACGAAGGCTCGAATGCAGACGGCCAGCCAGTGGGCATCGCAGCCCGCCAGCAAGCCGAAGCCGGCGGCTCTCAATCCGGTGGTGCCGCCTGGTGACACGCCAGGCCAAGCCTCGCAGCCGAACGTTGTCGGCGGTGAAGCGGCTGGTGAGTTTGCTCACTTCGGCGATTTCCTCTCTTGCGTAGCGGACGCGGCACAGAGTCCGGCGACTGCCGATCAGCGGTTGTTCGCTGCGGCCCCCGGCATGCAAACCAAGGTCGACTCCGATGGCGGATTCCTGATTCCGGTCGAACAGTCGAACGAGTTGATTCGACGTGTATACGAACTTGGGCAGATCCTCAGCCGAGTTCGACGCGTACCTCTCAGCGGCAACACGCTTACGATTCCGTACGTCGACGAAACCAGCCGGGCGACCGGGTCGCGTCTTGGTGGCGTTCGAGGCTACTGGGTCGAGGAAGCTGGCTCGATCACCGACAGCCAAATGACGTTCGGTAGGCTTGAGCTGAAGCTGAAGAAGGCCGGAGCCGTCGGGTACGTCACGGAAGAGATGGCGATGGATTACGCGGCCAGCGGGTCGATCCTCATGGATTCGTTCGCTGAAGAGCTGACGTTTATTGTTGAGGATTCGATCATACGAGGTACTGGTGCCGGTCAGCCGCAAGGCATCCTCGGCAGTAACTCACTGGTCACTGTAACGAAGGCAACGAACCAGACTGCCGACACGATCTGGGGTGACAACCTCACAGCAATGTGGGCTCGAATGTGGGCTCGATCGAGACCGAATTCTGTATGGTATTACAACCAGGACTGTGAGCCACAGCTTTCGAGTGCGACGGCTACTGGCCGATTTGGATCTGAGTCTACGTCCGTGACGGGGCTTCCGATGTTCGTGCCGAGTGGTTCGATCTTCAACAACACTCCGTTTGCGACGATCTTCGGTCGGCCTGCGATCCCGGTTGAGTATTGCAGCACGCTCGGAGATGTTGGGGATCTCATTTTGATGGATCCGACTCAGTACCTGTTCGCTGACAAGGGTGGAATGCAAACCGCGTCGAGCATTCACGTTCGGTTCCTGACCGATGAGCAAACGTTCCGCGTGACGTGGCGAGTCGACGGCCAGCCGATGTGGAACTCGGCTCTGACTCCGTTCAAGGGGTCCGCAACACTCAGCCCGAACGTTGTTCTCGAAGCCCGCTCATAAGGAGGTGATCCGTGCTAGTTCGATTTATTCGTCAGACCGAGGCAAGCGAATCTGATGTGATCCACCATGTTGGTGACGTGGTCGAAATGCCCTATCCATCGTTTGCTCGGTGGGTTCGCCGTTCGGCTGTTGTGGAGGTTGAGTCAGTCGAAGAGCCGGAAGTCGAAGAGCAAATCGAGTCAGACCTAGACTCGATTGACATAACGAGCGAAACCCGCAGCCTGCTTTTGGCTGCGGGCGTTCGCTCCGTCGAGGATGCGATGTCGCATCCTGACCTTACTAAACTACAAGGCATCGGACCCGCGACGGAGAAGACAATTCTCGACGCGTGTACCGAATCACTGAAGGAGTAGTTCCATGTCTCGAATCGTTGAAAACGGCCAGATCCAACCCGCGTTCCTGCCGGTTGACATGTCGGGCCAGGCGAATCCTGGCGATTACGTGTCGCTCAAGGAATACCACCACGTCGCTCTCGTGTTTATTAAGGACGCAGGGACCGCTGCGGAAGATCCTACGATCACGGTGACGCAAGCTACTGCGGTGGACGGAACCGGGGCCAAGGCCCTGACGTTCACGGATATCTACACGAAGCAAGCCGCAACGAATCTCACGGGCCTTGGCGTCTTCACAAAGACGACTCAGGCGGCAGCGAACACGTATACGAATGGCACGCTTGGCGAGCAAGCTGCCGTGGTTGTGATCGAGTTCGATTCGGATGACCTGGACGTTGACAGCGGGTTCGATGTTGTCGGCTGTTCGATCGCCGATACTGGAACTACGTCGGGAGCGTTCGGCACCCTGATCTGGGTGCTGACCGAACCGCGATTCGCGCAAGCAGTTCCGTTGTCTGCCATTGGTGATTAGTTAGATGCAGCCTCCTTGTGGCGTGGCGCAGCGTCGCGGCTCAGGCTGCGGCGTTCGCCACGTTTCAAGCTCACGGAGAAATCATGTTTGACCGCGTGGTCTGCATCAATCTAGATCGGAGAATGGATCGATGGGAATCTTTCATGGAAGGGTTTCCAGTGGACTGGCCGTTCTACGGAGTTGATCGAGAGCGTGCGATTGATGGTGATTTAGCCGGGCCGCCTCCGTGGTTTACCACGAAGGTTAAGCCGCGAGTCGAACGGAATCGTCATCGCGGCGGCTGGGGCTGTTGCCGATCACACGCACGCATAATGGAAGATGCGTTGTGTGATGGGATCGAGTCGCTTCTCGTACTTGAGGATGACGCGGTGTTTGTCGACGACTTCGGTGCCCGTGCCTTGCGATTCATGTCTGAAGTTCCGGACGATTGGGATCAACTGTATTTTGGCGGACAGCACCTCGGAGTCGACGATCTGGCCCCGGTGCAGATCAGCCAGAACGTGCTGCGGTGCCGTCAGGTAAACCGCACGCACGCTTACGCGATTCGCGGCGCAATGATCAATGCGGTTTACAGGATGGCCATGACTCCGCCGGATGCGGAATACGAGCAAGCGTTACATATCGATCACAGGCTAGGACACATGCACGCTACGGGCGGGTGGAACATTTACGCGCCGACGCAATGGCTGGTCGGTCAGCGGTCAGGCATCAGTGATGTGAGCATAACTGGCTCGCCTGTCCATTGCAACTTCTGGGACTCAGGTATCGGAGCCACAGCCCATGCCTAGATACCTCAGAACAGACAACAGCACACGAACGGAACCTACGACCGAGCCGGTGACGCCCGAAGAATTGCGGGCACGAATGCGGACTACGAGCGTCGAACATGACAAGCAGCTACAGCAGCTAATCAGTGCGGCACGAAAGACGATCGAGCTTGTCTGGATTCGCCAAGCGATCATGAATCAGACGTGCGTCGACAAATTCGGATACTTCGCGGAATTCGAGTTGCGATGGTCTCCAGCAGTGAGTATCACGAGCATTCAGTACGTCGACAACGATGGCACGACACAGACGCTTTCGACCGACGTTTACGAACTCGGAAACAATAACGGAGTCGGGGTTGTGCGGCTGAAGTTCGGCCAGTCGTGGCCGAATGCCAGGACCCATCCGGATTCGATTGTTATCACGTACGTAGCGGGATTCGGAGCGACGGCCGCAGACATTCCTCCGCCGATCAAGTCGGCGATTATCGCGAAGGCTGACTACGATTACGACGGGGCGTGCGATGAGGATCTTCTGAAGATAATCAACGGCAACCTCGACTCGTACACGAGGCGAGAATGCGCATGACGTGCCGACGCAGGAAATGCACAAAGTTGGCTGACCGTAACACGCAGATCACAGTGTACCGGCAGCCGACTACGATTACGGTGAACGACGACGGCGAAGTTATCGACCCGGACGATCCGACGAAAGTCGGCGAGTGGTGGGCGAGCGTGATGCCAACGCGAGGGCGTGAGCGACCTATCAGCGATCAGATTCAAGCTGAGGTAACGCACATAGTCAAGGTTCCTTACGACAGCGTGAGTGCAACGATCAGCCCACGCATGTGGATCATTACTGATACTGGCGAGCGGCTGAACATACTGCGATCGTACGACCCTGATCGAACTCGATCCGAGATGGCAATCGAGGCGACCGAGAAGGTGACATCATGGGATTGATGGCTGATGTAAGAGCGGCCTTGCTCGCAATGGACGCCGTGACCGCGTTGGTCGGCACGGGAGCCACTGCACGCATTAGGCCGTTCACGCTGGACGAATCGGACGACCTGTCGGAATCGCATATTGTAATCGACATCGACAGTGAAACGCCACAGAACGACATCAGTGGAGTCGGCGGACTTGTTTACGCTTCGGTAACCGTTAGCTGCCGTGCATTGAGATTGCAGGACGCGAATGCGTTAGCCCAGGCGGTGCGAGTCAATGGCACGGACCCGGGCACTGGCCTGGCGGGAATAACGGCCGCTACGTTCGACGCGGTGCTGGATAGCACGGCGACCGGCATCACTTGGTACGGAGATCACTCGCAGCGTAAGTGGCACGATGTGGCTCAAGATTACACGATGAGCTTTTCGGAGACGACCTAGATGGCAGTGTTCGGAAGCGGAATCAAATTCACGCAAGGGAAGAATGCCGTCACTGGTATTCGAGAGTTCGACCGCAAGCTCGCGAGGCTCAGCAAGACTGGCAGTAAGAAGGCTGTTCGGTCTGGCATGACCGCCGGGCTGACGCCTGTAGTTCAGGCGTTGCGTTCAGAGACTGCAACCATTACAGGTGCCGCCTCACTGAAGGCGACGTTCCGTAAGTCCGTCGGTAAAAAAGTACAGGTAAAGAACGGCATTCCTGACGCAAAGGTGGGATTCGGCGTTGCGAAGAAACGCAAAGGTAAAGGAGTAATATCACTGCCTGATCGCGGTAAAGGAAAAGGCAAGGGCATTCATCCCGCGTTCAACATTCACTGGCCAGTGTTCGGTGTAAAGGGTCGGGTGCAAGATACAACGGGCCGTTCAACAGGCGATGCTGACTGGAACGCAAACGCGAAGCAGCTACCAGCAAAAGCCCTAACGAAATCGAAGTCAAAAGTGATGGCGGCGTTCGCAAAAAAAGTTCGCGTAGTAATCGAGAAAGAAGCTAAGAAAGGATAATCGCCATGGCGAAAATCAAAGGTAAAGGCACGATCTTGGAAATGGATGTCGATGGCGTCCTGACTGCTGTTGCTCAGGTGATTTCTGTCGATCAATCGGGAATGGAAAGCCTGACTTTCGACAGCGACACTCTGGATAACACGAGCGCCGGCAAGCCCTACGATCCCACGGGCGAAAGTGAAGGCGGCACGTGCGGGTTTGAGTTCTTCTTTGATGCCGCTCTGACTGGGCATAAAGCGATGCTGGAGCTAATCGCAAACCCGAGCGACTATATCGATGTCGACTGGCAGTTAACGTACGCTACCTCCCCCTCACCTACCGCGTGGCCGTTCGTTGGAGCCGGGTTCGGCATGGACGTTACGGTTGTTCTGAATGACGGAGTCAAAGCATCGGCTACCGTTAAGCTGGACGGATTGCCAACGTTCCCGTAATCGTTAACCACAAGGAGATTACATGAAACTGAACTGTAGGCTGGTGCGAGATATGCCAGTAGGCAAAAGCAGGCGTAAGGATTTTCCGTCTGGCACTATACCGAATGGTACGGTGCTCAAATCCCACAGGGCTCACATCCTTATAGGAATGGGAGTTGCGGAGCCTGCGGATGATGAGTGTGCTGCGGCGTGCGGATTCAGTCACGAACAGATGGAAGAGAAGCAGGATGCGTATCCGTGCCTGTTAGCTGGCATCGACGAAAAGGACAACCGAGCGTTCAAGTTCGGAGCGATGACCGGCTACGATCCGGAGACCGGCAAGTGGATCGAGGGCCCGAAGTACGACGAGTGGATGAGTTTACACAACGAGGAAAACGAGGAGGACTAGAATGAGTAAGTACGCAACAGCAGAACAGTTGACTAACGTTGTTCACAAGCGGCGATTCGGCGAAGTCGACCTGCCAATACTCGGCGTGACGGTTCGGTTCCAATCGATGACCGAGGATGAGTACAGCCAGTACGAATCCGCAGTTCTCGCGTTGAAAGGCGGCGGCCTTCGCAAAGCAAAGCTCGAAGATGCGAACCGCCGATTCCTGGTACTGTGCCTGGTCGACGGTGACGGCAATCGATTGTTTGCGGACAAGCAAGTCGACGAGTTCAAAAAGTGGGACATGGCCGACATCAAGATTCTGTACAAGGCGTGTTCGGAACACTGCGGGATCTCGGAAAGTGACATCGAAGACCTAGTAAAAAACTCCGACGCGATGAACGCCTCCGACTCAGCTACGGACTAGCGTGGCAGGCGGGCATCGTCGACGTGGAATCGTGGCTCGCAACTCTCGATCCGAGAGTAATTGATCGTTGGGTTGCGTATCGTCTGGTTGAGCAAAGCCCGCTCGACCGGATCGTCGGGATTCTGGTGCATGGATTCCAGTTGCTGATTGCGTCGTTCGCTGGCGGTGAGTTAGCCGAAGAGGATCAGATCGACTTCCCGTTCGGCAATAAGCGAGAGGTCGAGAAAGCTGACGGCACGATGAGTGCTAACGATCAAGTCAAGATGTTGAGGATGTCGAAGCATGGCTAGTGCCGCCGGTGATCTTGTCGTTCGATTGACTGCCAATACTCGGCAGTTTGACTCGGCTATGAATAGGGCTCGCGGCGGTGCTGGCAAGTTCTCGAAGGCATCGGCACTAGCTATGGCGGGAGTGGCAGCCGGGGCAGCCGCTGCAACTGCTGCTGTTGCCGCGCTGGGGTTCGCGTTCACTAAGGCTATACGGTCCGGCGAAGAGTTCAACCGAAAGATGCGGAACTCGACGGCCATCATGGGCGACCTGTCGGACGTGATGCGAAATGACATGAAGCAAGCGGCTTTCGATGTGGCTCGCAATACTAGTGCGTCGGCATCCGAAGCTGCTGAGGCGTTCTTCTTTCTGGCTTCTGCGGGGCTTGATGCCAAGCAATCGATAGCTGCTTTGCCAGCGGTTGCCGCCTTCGCCCAGGCAGGCAACTTCTCCCTCAGTCTGGCCACAGACCTCGCAACGGACGCCCAAGCGGCCCTTGGTTTAGTTGCTAAGGATTCTGCAATAAACCTGACAAACCTTACGCGGGTCACTGACGTTCTAATCAAGGCCAACACGATAGCTAACGCGAGCGCTCAGCAATTCAGCGAATCACTAACCAACAAGGCGGGAGCAGCGTTCAAGCTGTTAGGCAAGGACGTAGAGGAAGCTGTCGCTGTGTTGAGTATATTCGCGGATCAAGGCATCAAAGGTGCTGAAGCGGGTACAGCTCTGGGGATAGTAATGCGTGAACTTTCATCGAAAGCAATCGATAATGAGAAAGCGTTCAGAGATGCAGGCGTAGCCGTTTTCGATTCAGCCGATGAGATGCGGAACGTTGCTAGTATTGTAGGCGACCTTGAGGATAGGCTTCTCGGGCTCGCTGATAAACAGAAGAAGGCAACATTAATGCAGCTAGGTTTTACCAACAAGTCAGTTGGGTTCATTTCCGCGTTAATCGGTTCGTCGGAGAAGATGCGAGAGTACGAGAAAGAGCTACGCAAGGCTGCTGGGACGACAGGCAGGGTTGCCGCTAATCAACTGACTGATATTCAAAAAGGAATGGCAGCTCTCGAAGCAGCAACTACAGAGGCAGGGGCAGCGTTTGCTGAGCGATTTGGACCGGCAGTCGGAGAGACAATGAAGGGGTTGGCGAACGTTGTT